GGGCCTTGCGTATCCCGCACTGTGGGAATGCAAGACCATGAACGCCCGCGCCTGGCGAGAGACGGTCAAGCGCGGCGTGTCTCAGGCCAAGCCGGTCTACGCCGCCCAGATCGCCGTCTACCAAGCCTACATGGAGGCGAGCGTTCCCGGCATCTCGCAAAACCCCGCGCTCTTTACCGCCATCAACAAGGACACCCAAGAACTCTGGTTCGAGCGGGTGCTGTTCGACGGCGGACTCGCCCAGCGCATGTCGGACCGCGCCGTGCGCATCATCCAGGCCACCGAGGCGGGCGAGCTTCTGCCGCGCCTCGCCACCACGCCGACGCACCACGAGTGCAAAGGCTGCGCGTGGCAGGACCGCTGCTGGAGCCCGGCATGATGGCGGACAACATCATCTGGCTCGATTTCAACGACGCGCCGGACCAACACGCCCTCCCTGAACGGGACACGGAGGCCTTGAGACGCGGGCTGCTGGATCGCCTGGAGGAGGCGCTGATGCACCTGTTCCCGGAAGGGAAGATCCGCGGCCGGCAGTTCTTCATCGGCGACGTCCAAGGCACGCCGGGCAAGAGCCTGGTGGTGACGCTCGACGGCGAGCATCGCGGTCTGTGGAAGGACTTCGCCACCGATGAAGGCGGTGATGCCATCGACCTGTGGGCCGCTGCCCGCGGGCTGTCGGCGAAGCGGGATTTCCCGCAAGTTGCCGAGGAGATCGGCCGCTGGCTGGGGCATTCGGTCGCTCCCGCCATCCCTGGCTCCCGCGACACTCGGGCGTCCTGCCCGTCGCCTCAACCCCGGAACAAGCCCGAGCGGAAACGCGCAGAGCCCCATCTGGACGATCTCGGCCCCTATACCGCCAAGTGGGACTATCGGGACACGGACGGCCAGCTGATCGCCTGCGTCTACCGCTTCGATCCGCCCACGGGCAAGGCGTACCGGCCCTGGGACGTGCGCGCCCGGCTCTGGCGCGCACCCAACCCGCGCCCGCTCTACAACCTGCCTGCCGTGGCCAGGGCGCGCGAGGTGGTGCTGGTCGAGGGCGAGAAGGCGGCCGACGCCCTCATCCGGGAGGGCGTTGTGGCCACCACCGCCATGAACGGCGCACGGGCCCCGGTGGACAAGACCGACTGGTCGCCGCTCAAAGACAAGGATGTCGTGATCTGGCCGGATCGGGATCCGCCCGGCTGGGACTACGCGGAGAACGCCGCACGAGCCTGCGTGCAGGCCGGCTGCGCTTCGGTGGCCATTCTGGTGCCGCCGGCGGACAAGCCGGAAAAATGGGATGCGGCCGATGCCGTGGCCGAGAGCTTCGACGTCGAGGCGTTCATCGCCCAGGGCGAGCGGCGGATCGTCAAGGCGGCCATTCAGCGACTGTCCACCTTCACGCTCGGTCAGCTGCTCGACGACGACTCGCCGCTGCCGGAGGATCTGATCGCGCCCCGGGTGCTCACCCCCGGCGGCCTGCTGGTGTTCGGCGGCGCGCCGAAGGTGGGCAAGAGCGACTTCCTGCTCTCATGGCTCGCGCACATGGCCGCGGGCAGCGACTTCCTGGGTCTGCGCCCGTCGCGTCCCCTGCGGGTGTTCTACCTGCAGGCCGAGGTCCAGTACCACTACCTGCGCGAGCGGGTGAAGGCGATCCGGTTGCCGGCGAGCCGGCTCAACCAGGCTCGCGAGAACTTCGTGGCCACGCCGCACCTGAAGATGGTGCTCGACGACGAGGGCGTTCATCGGGTGATCCCGGCCATCGAGGCCGCCTGGCCCGGGACGGGCGCGGACGTCATTGCCATCGATCCCATCCGCAACCTGTTCGACGGGGGCGATGCGGGCGGCGAGAATGACAACGCGGCGATGCTGTTTTTCCTGTCGCAGCGCGTCGAGCGCCTGCGCGACGCCGTCAATCCCGACGCCGGCATCATCCTCGTACACCACACCCGCAAGCTCGGCAAGCGCCAGTTCGAGGAGGACCCGTTCCAGGCCCTGGCCGGCGCCGGCAGCCTGCGCGGCTATTACACCACCGGGATGCTGTTGTTCCGTCCCGACGAGACCCGCACTACCCGCCAGCTGATCTTCGAGCTGCGCAACGGCCCGGCCCTGCCGTCGATGCACGTGGACAAGGTCGGCGGCGAATGGGTCGAGGTGCAGACCAGCGAGCGGCTGGTGATGCAGGACTATGGCGAACGACTGGACGCCGAGCGTCGGCGCAAGCGCGACGTCATCCTGCAGATCTTGTTCGACGAGGCACGCGAGGGCCGCTGCTACACCGCCAATCAGTTCGCCGAGGCCTTCGAGGGCAAGGCCGGTCTCGGCGCCAATCGCACCATCCGCGAGCGGATCGGTGTGCTGGCCACCAAGGGCTACATCAAGTTCTTCCGCGACCCCGAGGACTATGGCCTGCCGCCGCTGGCGCGCACGCGCTTCGGCTACCTGTGCGTCGAGGGCATGACCGTGCCCGGTCCTGAACGCGTCGACGAGGAGACCGGCGAGATCGTCGCGACCGTGCTTCCCGTCCTGCCCACCCACTACAAGTGCCCGCAGACCGGCGCCGCGCTGCCGGTCGAGGACCCCACCGTCTGGATCTATCACGAGGAGGAAGATCGATGAGTTTGACGCCTTCTTTCCGGCAGGCGAGGTTCCCTGCCATCGAAAAATCCAGTTGGCAGATCGGCCTGCCAACTGAACCGGAATTCTGCCAACTGCCAACTGGCTGCCAACTGGAATCCCGCAGAATCAACGGGTTGCGTCAGTTGGCAGTTGGCAAGGTCCAGTTGGCAAGAAACGCCTGCCAACTGGCATTTTTCCACGGAAAATCAAGAAGTTCAGTTGGCAGATCCAGTTGGCGGGAACTCTCCTATCCCTACGGGATAGGGGTAGACACCCCCGTCTTACGACGGGTGTCTACCCCCGCACGACATCCGTCGTGGGACTCGCGCATCCGGAGCTACCGGTGCTCGGAGGAGGTGTCCCGATGACCGTCCTCCGTTTCAACACCGCACCCGAGCCCGGCCTGGTCGTAGTGCATCGCGGTCAGCAATACGAACTGATCACTTCCCGGCCTCACCGGCGTCGGGACGGCACCCCGACAGTGGTTCTGACCTGGCAGAGCCGGTGTGTGACCTGTGGCGAGCCGTTCATCGTGACCACCGGCCTGTCTCTCAAGGATCCCAACCGGCGCTGTCCTCGGCATCACCGGCCCGGGTTACCGGCCAATAGCAAACGCAAGGCTTATCGCCGGGGAGGTGTCCATGGCTGACACGACTCTGTTGGCACTCGATCTCGGCACCCGGACGGGGTGGGCGGTCCGCACCCCCGAGGGCCGCATCACCAGCGGCACCGAGTCCTTCCGTCCGGGCCGATTCGAGGGCGGCGGCATGCGTTACCTCCGCTTCCGGCGCTGGCTGGAAAACCTGAAGGCCACCGTCGGCCCGATCGAGGCGATCTACTTCGAGGAGGTGCGCCGCCATGCGGGCGTGGACGCCGCCCACGCCTACGGCGGTTTCCTGGGCCAGCTGACCGCCTGGTGCGAGCACCAGCGCATCCCGTATCAGGGCGTGCCGGTGGGCACGATCAAGAAACACGCCACCGGCCGCGGCAACGCGGCCAAGCGGGACGTGATCGCCGCGGTGCAGGCCCGGGGCTTCCGGCCGGCCGACGACAACGAGGCGGACGCCATCGCGCTGCTGCTCTGGGTCATGGCCCAGCAGGAGGTGGCGCAATGAACGCCCCCAATCCGCATTACCGCTGTCCCTTGGGGCGCCTGCAACCCGAACGTGCCGACCCCGAGGCCATCAAGCGCGAGGGCTGGCGCGAACAGGGCATCCTCGTGATCTCGCCCGAGGACGAGCGGCTGGACTGGGTCGAGCGGGAGTTCATCCAGCGCATCGGGGAACGGCTCTACGGCCGTCGGGAGATGGACCATGGCTGAGTGGACCCCCGAACAGGTGGCCGAGCGGTTCCGCGAAGCGGCGCAGACGGCCCATCGTCTGCCGCCCGTCCGGGTGCAGGGCTATTTCAACACCTGGCCGGCCATCCTGCGCCAGCCCTGGGAAACCTTCTCCGGCGATGATGCGTACTATCGCTTTCCGCCGGACCCGGCCGCCATCGACCGCATGGAGGAGACC